CACCGTAGTTTTTCTTTTCAAGAGTTTAGTCAAAGATATAGCTCAGACATTCAATTCACAGAACGAGAGTTTCGGAGGCAGGACAAGAAAAATCGCCAAAATTCTGTTGACGACTTGCCCACAGACGTAGAAGACTTGTGTCAGCACTATACAAACTCCATTGCTAATAGTGCGTCTTTCGCATATGACGAGATGATTATCAACAATGTCGCAAAAGAATGTGCCCGTGTCATCCTTCCAGAAGGGCTTACCATGTCTCGTCTGTATGTCAATGGCACTCTTCGTTCTTGGATTCACTATTTAGAGATTAGAGATGATCCGGGAGTAACTCAATGGGAACACGTATTGATGGCCCGTGGAGCTTCCACCTCAACAATAGCATTTGCCATTTCAAACACAGACCAGTGTTTGTTCCTAATACAATATGACAGGAGGCCCTTATAATCTTCGTTATCTTGATTAGAAGAGTTGCTAACACGGGCGCAGTAGCTGATAAGCCCCTCTGCTAATGCAGAGGGGACATTGATAGTAGGTTGTGTTAAAGCAACTAGTCTGGCTTCAACGTGCATTGTCTAGCACCTCATTAGCTGCTTGTTTAAGGTCTTGAAAAGCTTCCTCAAGCATAGCTTGATTCTCTTTACTTTTCTCTTTCTTGTAACGGGTGATAAGTCCGTTATATCTTTGCAAAACGTTGTTTAGTTTGTTAAGTTTTTTCAACGCGTAATTCCATATAACAACATTGCAACCAGAATGATTACAATCAATATTGACACTAATTCACAGCATTCCCAAGAAGATTTTCATTTTTCTTGAGAAGGGAATAACGAGATCGTCCCCAACCACCACAGTCATTACACTGATAGCGGTGAAACTTACTGACACTAGTATGAGAATATCCTCTCCATTGAATATGGAAGCTACCACACTTAGGGCAGACAGGTTCATCTTCTTGGGTGTCAGAATAGATTGCAATGTTTGGGTGTTTGGTATCCCAAGGACGAAGACGAAGATAGAGTTCTTCTAGGGCAAGAACATCAATGATATTATAATCTCGCATTTCTTGCCAAGCTTCGTCATTACCACGGAGACATTCAAGCCAAAGATCAAAACCCGGATATTTCTTGTGTCCACCCTTTTTGGTTTTTAGGTTAAGCACTGTAGACAGATATTCCAAAGAATTGGAAGGAAAACCAAACTCGGCTCTTGCAATCTTTAAGGTGTCGATGATCTTAACTGGGGATGGGGGATTTATATTATGAACCAAAGCTCTTGCTCTGATCTGTTTTAGATCAAATGCCTCTCCGTTATGGGCTACGACAATATCCGCCAAATCCAAATAGTGACATATCTTTTGAATGATTTTCTTGTCGTTCTCTTTTCTATTTTCTTCGTAGAAGATTTCTCCCTCATTAAGCCACTTAGCTGCAAAGGACATGATATGTCCATGCTCTTTAACTTGCTTGGCTGAGATATTTTCTTTCCAGAATCTCCATACATAGGAGAGTTTTGGCGCGGTTTCCAAATCTAACAGAAGAATCTTAGCTATTGTTTTTCTCCAAATGATCAATAAGCATCTGTGCGTAGTGTATAACTTTCTCTACATCTTGAATGCCATTTTTCTGTTTGTAACGAGAAATGTATTTAACAATGTTTGCTTCACAAAAGCCGAGATCATTTTCTAAGATGTATTCAATAGGTTGAATTTTCATCTTTTTGTAATGATCCCCTCCGATTTGTTTTTCAAAAACGTTCATACAACCTCTTTATATTCGTCGTCAACAAAATCTACACCATCAGTAACAAGCTGCTTAACTTTTTTAGGACCAATTTTACGAACTAGAGCGATCATTTGAGCAATCTCTAAACGTTCTTCTGGGGTAAAAGCTTCTGAATACTGTTGTGCTACCCATTTTCCCTGATCTTCATAGAGATTGGAGAACATTACAGCACGGTTGTAGATTCGTAGTGGTCGGTGGGTGATGTCGGAAAACTTATTAAATAGATTCATTTTGTTCTTTCTTTAAATCTCGGGTTTCTTTGGCCCGTTTTCTTTCTTCTAGTGATTTGTTATTATGGCAGCTACGACATAACACTTGTAAGTTGTCTTGTTCACAATAAAGATTATTGATGAAATTGTCCCAACCACTAAATCCTGTGGCTGGGTCTACAATAGCATTTCGATGGTCAACACTAACATTGTTAACCCTTTTCCCATCAATCACAATGGATTTAGGAACTTCTTCTTTGCACTCGTTGCAAAGATAAACACCTCTTCGTAAGTTAGCTGCTTTTAGTGTGTCTGTTATGGGCTTCCACCATCGACTCGCCCTTCGTAGATGCCCCTTGACGAAGGACACAAATTGTGCCTCTGACATTGTTCCAGAAGCTCTTGGTTTGTCTTTTATTTTAAAGCACCTCCAATGTATCTAAGTCAACATCAATAAAGTCATCAATGTTTAAACAAATAAACCTCGTCCCATCTAGGTGTTTGTCCATACTTTTATGCCAGTGTCCAAATATCCACAATTCTGGTGCATGGTCTTGCCACATTTGATACAATCTTAGATTAGTTCTTGTCCACATCTCAGGCCCAAAAGAAGGATTGAGGATATTTCCTGCCTTTGGGATTGTTAGTGGTGCTCCATGAGACACTACAATACGGGGTTTAACAGAAGTGTAGAGCTTGTGAAAATTGTCAAAATCTTTATGAGAGTTTTCTTCATCAGGCCACCAAGAGACACCTTCACGTCTTCGGGCATAGTCAATAGACCATTCTCCACCGATATACATAATGGAATTTTGTGAGTCATAATAACCATCTGGAATGTAGTTTGGAAATGTTTGACAGACAGCTTTATTATCGTGATTACCACGAATAAACTTATGTTGTCTGTTATCATCTGCCCAATCTTTCATACGATCATCTGTCAGGACATTAAACCCCAATCCATAATCACCCACTTGGACAGATGTTTCCACACCAGCTAAAATCACTTCTTTGTAGTAGGAAAAATCTCCATGAATATCTCCAATAAATCTCACTTCACGCTTTGATGAGCCAATCAATTTTTCCCCAATCTGTTTCTTCTGGCATAAGTTCTACTTTATCTCCAAATTTATCTTTTAATTGTTCCCAGATGTAGGCATTATTATTACGAAGACAATAATTTTCTTTGGAACAAACATATACAGAGCCAGATGCCCCATAAAAATTATAATAATTTTGATCTGTTGTCATTTTTACAACACCAGAATTTAACTTCCAACTATCGCCGCCTAAGTAACTCCCAGACCAACCACCAAGAATCTTATAGTGTGGGGTGCTGGTATTAATTTTAATCACAACCCAGTTGTCTGGGTGGTATGCAGCCATTTTAATTACTCTCCTCTTCTACAGGTTTTGGGGGTTTTCAATCTACTCATCGCCAAGCTCTTTTTTAAGTTTCTCAAATGCTTTCTTTTTTCTCTCTAGGAGCTTTTGATCAGAAGTTTCTTTTTTGATTTTTATGGCGGCATTTCTTTTTTCTCTGGCAATATCTTCTTTTCTAGTCTCTTCTTTCACCAGAGAAATGAAATTAATTAAGTCCGCTTTAATAGGCAAAATTTCTTCTATCAGTATAAGGTTTTTTCCTTTGAATGGGTCTTTATTGCCAAGTTTATGTTTATTTTTAATGCTATATTGTATATCAACATAAAGTTTTTCATCAACGTCTTGCCAATCTATTGCCTCTGTAAAAGTTCTCAACTCGGAGTCATTTGAATAATCCCAGTCATAATCGACTGCTATAAGTTTTATTCTATAATTTTTGGGGGTGTCCACTTAATTTTCTCTCCTTCTCCACTAATTTCTCTCACCATCCATAACAAGTCAGCCTGTTCTCTGAATTTAGTTTTCCAGTCATCTCCATAATGTTTGATATAGATTTCTCCTACAAGCTCATAGCATTGACGGATTGACTTGGCGTTATTAAGGAGTTTGAAAGCAAACACTGGTCCACACCCCTTAATCCCCCCAATATTATCCACGGTGTCTCCAACAAGAAGTTGATAGTAAAAAAACTTCTGGCCGACACCAAATACTTTTTTAGGGCCTTGTTGTAAATAGCCAAGATCGTCAACTAGGATTGGTCCTACAGAGGCTTGTCTTCCACATTCCCAACTATAGTGAAGTCCCGGACACATACGAACATCTTTGTCACGAGAGCAAATGGTTGTGTTTAGCTCACCGTTTTTATAAGCGGAGTATTGCATAATACACATTGAGTCATCAGCCTCTAGCCCCGACTCGTCAACATATACATCATAATTGGCAAGCGCATAGTTGAGTAGGTTGTAAAAATGGAAGGGTTTGTCAGCTTTTCTCCCACCCTTATATTCTTTTTCTTTCGCCACCTCATTCCTAAAATTGTCAACATAGATTTTTTCAGTCTCTTCATTACGTTTTCGCTCTTTATTTCGTATCTTGTTAATACGAGGTGTGTTTGTAAAAAATAGAAGGGGGGATTGTGTTGCCCCCACTTCATCTTGGATAAGAGCAATCTTCTTATCAAACAAATCTTGTGCAAACTCCCAAGAGGCAGGGGTTTTAACTAATTCCCCTGCTTCATCAGGCTCCATACGTTCAGATGAAAATCCTATTTCATATAGAAGCACATCAGCATCTATTAATGCCCGGATTTCGAAATCTCCTCTATGTGAATTGGTGTATAATTGATAAGCTCAACACAGACAGATTTGTAAGGGCCTTGAGGAGACCCTTTATTATGTGTATGACCGTGTATGTTAATCCCCCCACCACGAATAGAGTCTGGATGAACAGGCACATGGGTGAGCAGACAATTAAATTCTGGAAACTTTCTCCACATCATAACTTTTTCAAAGAAACTTCCTTTGGCAAGTTCTTTAACATCGTCATGGTTTCCCACAACCAAACGCTTTCTTCCGTTTAGACGTGGCCAAAAAGAAGCAAACTCTTTTATTGTGGCTCCCATATATACATCACCAAGATGATAAACCTTGTCCCCCGGTTTTACAACAGAGTTCCAATTTTGGATGAGTTTTTCATTCATCTCTGAAACGGAGGAGAAGGGTCGAGAGCTATATTTGATAATATTGTGGTGGAAAAAGTGAGTGTCTGAGATTAACCAGATGTCCCTCATTTTAAATTATCCTAAATTTAGGGAATAAGTCCTACCATCAATTTTTAACTCTTTATTGATGGATTGATTGATTATCAGTTTTGTTAGATATTCGTGATATAGCCAATATTCAACAATCTCAAATCTCTTCATGTTAAATTCTTTTTCCGTTAGGGTGTAGGCAACACCAATAGAAACCCCCTTGCTAATTTGAAGGATTATAAAATCAATTAAATTTTGCATTTATTTCTAACCCTTTCCACAAGATTTTAGTCAAACGTGATGCCAATTTTTGATAGTTTTTCTTTTGCTTCCTCAGCGGCAGCACAGAGTTCACCCCACTCTTCAGTTGAGTAGGAGTCACCCCCA